CTCAGTTGAATAAAGCTAATCGTACCATAGATGAAGCTGAACAGATAATGAATCGTGATATAGCTGCAGGTGTCAGTACTAACTCCGCATTTAATAAAATGGCTGAGTCTGAGTTAGCACCTAGATTATCAGAAGCTATACAGTTAACTGGTCGTAAACTAAAAGTAAACTCTTCTCCCTCTGTTGCACAACGTGCTATAGATACTGCTATAACAAACGACAGTGTTTTTTCTAGGTTTACTATACCTGGTGTAGATAAATTGATAAGTGTAGTATCTACTGAAATTGGTAAGATTTCTCCTCCAACTTTAAACAGGATGCGTAGATATGAAATGGATGTTTTTACAAATACGCAAAAAGCATTACAGACTGCTGAACCTTTTATACGCCAAATGAGGCAGTTACCTACAGCTTTAAAACTTCAGGTGTCAACACACTTGTTCAATGGTGAAACAAGTAAAGCAGTAGCCTTGATGCCTAATGAAATGAAGACTACGTTTACTCCAGTTCGCACTTTACTAGACGATATATACGAAGATGTAAAAGAAAGTGGTATTGAGTTTGGGTATGTAGAAAACCATTTTCCAAGAATGGTAAAAGATTATGATGGCTTACGTCATAACCTTGGTCTTGAAGAAACAAATGAGTTAGATAAAATTCTCCAAAAAGTTGCAAATGATAAAAAAACTACTGTAGATCTACTTGACTATACAGAAAAAGTTCAGCTAACAAATAGATGGCTTCGTGGATTTTTAAAACCAGATGGTAAACCAGCTTTTACCAAACAACGTAAAATAGATATTCTCTCTCCTGAACAAGTTGAGAAGTTTTATTATAGTCCAGAAGATTCATTGGCTTTATATATACGAAATGCCATTAACAATTCAGAACGTAATAAGTTCTTTGGTAGATATATAAAAGGTGGAGAAGAAAGTTTAAAAAAATTTCATCAAGGTTCTCAAGAAATTAGGGAATCTATTGGTGAAGTGGTGCAAAATATTGATAAAGATCTTAATGCTACAGACCAAGTTAGATTATCAGAACTTATTCAAAGTAGATTTGTAGGAGGTGAACAAACACCTAATCGTCTAGTAAGTTCGATTAGAGATGCAGGGTATGCTGGAACTATTGCTAATCCAGTAAGTGCTCTTATACAGCTTGGTGACTTAGCTAACAGCGCAGCACTTCATGGTTTTGGTAACACCATATCTGCTTTGTTTAAAGCAAAAGATATTAAATTAGTTGACATAGGTATTTCTGAGCTACAACAAGAGTTATCAGAGAATAGCCAAAGGTGGACAGCGAAACAGCTAAATAAGTTATTTAAATTGTCAGGTTTTAAAGCTATTGATCGTCTGTCAAGAGAAACTACTATGAACGCTTCCTTCAGAAAGAACATGAACCTTGTCAAGACAAGCAAAGGTGAAAACCTATTTAGACAAAAGTGGGGTAAATTTTATGGTGATGAGATTGAAGGTGTCATTAATGATTTAAAATCTGGCAGGATAACTGATAATGTAAAGTTCCATTCGTTTAATGAGTTATCAGATATGCAGCCTATATCCATGCTAGAAATGCCAGAGCCTTATCTTAATAATCCAAATGGTCGCATATTGTATATGTTGAAGTCATTTACAATAAAACAACTTGATATTGTAAGAAGAAATGTACTACAAGAATGGGCAAAAGGTAATAAAAAACAAGCTGTAAAACAAGCTGCTTTACTTGCTGCGTATCTTACTACCGCTAATCTAGGAATACAAACTGTAAGAGATATAATCTTAACAAGAGATGTTAAACCAGAGCAGCTACCTAACAATGCACTATGGGCCTTGTTAGGTGTCTATGGGTTAAATGAATATATAACTGACAGATACTTTAGCAGAGGACAAGTTAAAGAAGGTCTTATTAGTATGATAACCCCTGCTACTCCATTGATAGATGCAGCTTTAAAGGTGGGAAGTGCTCCATTCCAAGAAGATCCTAGCTTGGCTCCATTGCTCCGTAATGTTCCTCTCGTTGGTCCTCTCATCTACAACTGGTTTGGCGGTGGTGCAGAGAAGTACAACGAGCGACTTGCCAAGGAGTCATAATAACATGGAAGGTTTACTAGGTTTTTCTAAAGAGGTACTACAAAGTTTACTACAAGAAACAAGATCTGCTGAAGATATTCCTAGAGCAACAGGAGTAGAAGTAACTAGCGCAGCTGTAGATAAAGCATACAATATGATGGGTGACAAAGATCCTGTTGTAAAAGATTTGCTAATGTACACAGCCCAGAAAGAATCTAAATATGGAAATGATCCTAATACATTTAGGTTTAGAAAAACATCTGGTGGAACTGTAGGACATGGTGGTATCTTTCAGGTTACTGATCAAGCGGTTAAAAACATTGTAAATTCAAAGAGTCCTCAAATACAGAAAAAACTACAATCTTTAAAAAAACAAGGTGTAGATTTTAAAGAAGCAGTAGAAAAAGGAAACATAAGAAAGTTTCTTGAAGTACCTGTTAACTCTGCTTTGGCTGCACGTTTACATTATTTTATGAATAAAGATCCTTTACCAGAACGCGATATAGAATCTGGGATTGGGCCATATTATATGAATGTTTATGCTCCACAAACTAAACCACCAACACCTAAAAGAAAACCTAGGAGGCGTATGTAATGGACCCTAAGACACCACTTGATGCCTCCGCTGGTCTTATTGCTGTAGGTTCTCTGATGGATTGGCTACCTGCAGCTGCGTCTCTTCTTACCATTATCTGGATGCTTATTCGTATCTACGAGACAGACACTGTGCAGAAACTATTGAAAAGAAAATGAGCATACCTTTTGAACTTATAACCATGCTTGGCTCTAGTGTGTTATCAGGAGTGATGACAATCTGGGGTCAAAGCCAAAAGGCAAAGCAAGATACTTTTGATAGAGCTATCAAGGGTTTAACCAAGCAAGATGAAGTAATACATAAAGCTAGAATCTTCAGCAACAAAGGCTTTCAGATAACAAGAAGGATCATAGCTTTGTCTGCCGTAGGTGCTATCATCGTATGGCCTAAAGTAATAGCTGTCTTCTGGCCTGAGATACCTGTCACCGTTGGCTACACTGAGTTCAAACCTGGCTTCTTGTTTTTCACAGAGGGACAAGAGTCAGTCAAGTGGCAATACCTTAGAGGATTAGTAATCACACCCTTGGATACTCACCTGGTTAGTGCTATAATAGGTCTATACTTTGGTGCATCAATGGTAAAGAATGCGAGGTAAGATAATGGGATCTATTAGTTCAGCTTTTAATACATTCGTACCATCTGTTATACAACAGGCAATAAGTCAAATACCAGCACCTACTACTCCTGCTCCATCGTATTATAATCCTTATACACCATCGTCTAGCTATGGTTACGTTTCACAACCTTATTATAGCCCTTTTTATTCACAACCTAATTATATCTATGGGCAGCAACCTATGGATATGTCTTACACTGGTATCATGGGTAACTCTTATTATTCTAACCCAGCTGCAGCACAACCTTATACACCTGTTAACTATGGGAAACTAGGAAGCTACCCAATGGCACCTAGTCAGTTCCAACCTTATATTCCACCACGGTTATCGGTTCAAGAGTTTGGAGTATCAGGGGGTAGACCAGGTGAAATATACGGACCATCAGCCATATTACCTCCTATTACAAATCAATCTCAGTCTCTTCAAGAAATGGCTAATGCACCAGTAGCAAGACCTGGAGTAGAAGATCCACAGTTTACAACAGAACAATTAGTAGCAAACGCACCAGTGACCCCTAGTGCTGCCCCTGCACCAGTGGCTCCACCACCAGCACCTGTTGTGGACACTAGGGCTGAAGATATACAGAAGATCAGAAATGAAATGAGTATTTTACAAAGCCGTATAGTTGATGCAGACAATAATGACAGTTCAGATCCAGCTGCAGAAGCTAGATACGAAGAGCTACAGAGACAACTACTCAGTATGTAAAAAAGGGGGCCGAAGCCCCCAGTGTTAGTTGACTGAGATTACCTTTGGTTTCTTTTCCTCTGGTATCTCACGTTCTAATTTTATCTGAAGCATACCATCTTTTAGGTTTGCATCTACCACCTTTACGGTATCACCTAGCAGAAACAACTTCTTAAATGGTCTGAACGCTATGCCTCCGTAGATCACTTTGGCAACATCATTGTCTTTCTTTTCAACACCATCAGAGCTAACCGACAGAACGTCATCCTTTACCTCTATGGTAATGTCTTTCTTTGTAAACCCTGCCAGGGCCATGGCAATCTCAAAACTATTCTCTCCAATCTTTGTCAGGTTATGAGGAGGATAGGGTTGGTTGCTAGACATTACTTCTGCAACTTTTTGCATACTGTTAAAAAGCCTGTCAAACCCAAGTGAAGCGTCTGGTAGGTAAGTTGGTACTCTCATTTCATTCTCCATTTGCAAGAAATCGGAAGCCCATTGTGGCACTTCCTGTTATATTATACCACATCTTGTATCTATTTGAAAGGTGGCCCATAGGCCCATGCTGTCAAACTGTACCGTACACCCTTGGTAACAGGTTGTACCCTGTGGTAATACAATGAAGGAAAGACCAAGATCTTGCCAGGTATCCTGAGCCTATCCTCTGTGATTACCCTTTTCTTATAGGGCAAAGAGGGACTCCCCCAGCTGAACTGAAAGTCTCCACCTTCAAAGTCATCGTTGAGCACAATGTTCAATGTTAACTTCCTAACAGGATTCTTGTTAGGAAACATATCAGTGTGCCAACTGTATTTCTCTCCTTCCATATATTTAGATATCTGTATGTTTTCTACACCTTGGATATCAAAGTTTAATCCTATCTCACGATTAGCCATGTCTATCCAGTAATGGATCACAGCCTTCAGCTTATCATCATCTAGTCCATAGGTGCTATTGTTCCTTATCTGTTCAATACGATCATAGTCAGCCACTGTAGCTGGACTAGCTTGCATCTTCTCAGTCAACTTGATGATGTCTTGACAAGACTTTGGATCTACATCTTGTACAGAGTCACCACTAGACCATACTAAATTACCTTGCATCATGCCCACACCTCTGCCCAATCACCCTTGAGTGCACCCTTTGCGTAGTCTGTAGCTCTGTTCTCAAAGAAGTTTGTATGAGTAGGAGCATTGATCATTGTTTCTACCCATGGTAAGGGATTTGTCTTAGCTTTGTAGATACCCTTTAGCCCCATGCTTATCAGCCTACGATCTGCTATGTATCTGATATAGTTCTTGACATCCTTAGATGTTAGGTTCTCCATGTTGCCCATTCTGAAAGCAAGGTCTACAAACTTGTCCTCTAGTTCTACCATGCGTTCTGCTAGACTATAGATCTCAGACTTGAGTTCATCTTTCCATAGCTCACGGTTCTCTTCCACATAAGTTCTGAACAACTTGATCATGCCTTCTGCATGTTGTGTCTCATCAACAATGGACCATGTAACAATCTGCCCCATGCCCTTCATCTTACCATGCCTGGGAAAGTTCAACAACATGATGAAGCTACTGAACAATGCAAGCCCTTCTGTAAATGCACTGATAGCTGCTATCTTCAATGGCACAGGTAGCTTAGACTTAGTTGTCTTGTCAAAGAAGTTATGCTTCTCCACCATCTCTTCGTACTCCATGAACTCAGCATAGGTAGACTCTGGCATACCCAGGGATTCAATCAAATGACTATAGGCAGCAACGTGTAACGCTTCCCTGGCTGCAAAACCAGACAACATCATACGAATCTCTGGCTGTGGAAAGTTAGGTAGGTAGTTATTGACATAACCACCACTGACATCTAGGTCAGACTGAGTGAAGAACCTGAAGATGTTTGTCAGGAAGTACCTTTCATCAGCCTGTAGTTTGTCTTTCCAATCTTTGACATCTTCCAACATTGGTACTTCAGTGTGTAACCAATGTGACTGTTCATGCTTTAGCCAAGCATCATAGGCCCAAGGGTAATGAAATGGTTTAAAGTAGTTACGTTCATCTTGTAGTTTTAATTCAGGCACTATATTCCTCCATATACTTAACTGCTCTTTTTATTATGTCAACATCATCACCAAAAAAACCTAAAGCAGAGTTACATTTATTACAGAGCCATCCTCTAAATTTTCCTGTACTATGGTCATGGTCCAGACACCAGCTATCATTAATAGTCCCTCGTCTTGTTATATCATTAGTATCCTCGTAAAATTGACCTTTAGTATTTAAACAAATAGGACATTTGTAGTTATCATCTGGACGAGGAGTTATTTTTAATAAGTCAGCTCTTTGTTTTTGATTGTGTATGTAACAAGAATTACATTTGGTTCTTAATCTTGGTGTCCCATCCACCCTTCTGTCTGATGCCTTGTACGAACTTAATGGTAAGTCTCTATGACAACTTGTACACTTTTTTAAGTCCTGCGTATGATCAAATAGTTCCACATCTTGTGGAAATATTTCTAGTTGTTTAGACATTTCTACCCCTCACACGCTAGACATTCATCACCACTAGCCAAGGCTTCCATGTCTATCTCATCTATGACCTGGCGTTCTACCTTACGGCTAACCTTATCAGCTTTACCTATCTTCTCAGATCTGCAGTAGTACATGGTCTTTAACCCTTTCTTCCATGCCAGGAAATGTACAGCATGTAGATACTTGATGTCAACATCAGGTCTGAAAAAAACATTCAAGGACTGTGACTGGTCAAGGTATTGTTGTCTATCTGCAGCATGTTCAATGATCCACCTTTGATCTAACTCCATTGCTGTCTTGAAGACTTCCTTCTCTTGGTCTGTCATACACTTTAGATGTTGCACAGAGCCATCGTTGGCAATGATGCTTGACCAGATGCGATCATAATTTAGCTTCTTATCCTTGTCACATTTGTCCATGATGATCTTATCAAGAAACTTATTCTTATTCAGAAAGGAACCACTAAGCGTATCTTGGCGGTAGGCATTAGCTCTCCAAGGTTCAATTGATGGTGATGTGTTTCCCATGATAATTGAACTTGAAGCATTGGGAGCAATTGCAGTAACGTGACTACAACGTAGTCCTGTTCCTGCTGCATCAGGTGCTTCTCCTCTGATGTTTCCCAGGTATATGTTTGCCTCGTCAAGTTGTTGTCTGATGGTTCTGAATATTCTATTGTTAAGAGACTTGGCAATTGCAGACTCAAAGGGTACGTTTCGTTTCTGTAGGTACGCATGGAATCCAAGTGCACCCACTCCGACTGAACGTTCCCGCATTGCACTATGCCTAGCCCTACTGATAGTGTCAGGAGCATTATCAATAAACTTCTGAAGCACATTGTCTAACATCTCCAAGGTGTCCTGCATAAACTTAGGATGATCTTTCCAATCATCAAAGTATTCCAGGTTGACAGAGCTAAGACAACACACAGCTGTTCGATCTACGCTGGTAGGTAAGATTATCTCTGAGCATAAATTAGATTGGTTTACCTTTAGCCCTCTGTTCTTTAACCAGAATGGTAGCTTCTCATTAGATCTGTCTATGAAATGAATATAAGGTTCACCAGTTTGCATACGCATCTCTAGGATACGTTGCCATAACTCCTTGGCAGACACAGTGTCCCTTACTTGTTTAGAATGTGGATCAACTAGCTCCCATGTGTCATCAGCATAGGGGTTTGTCATACAGTTTTCTATTATCTGCATGAAGTCATCTGTTATGTTAATCCCATGATGCAGGTTAAGGCATCTGAAGTTTTGATCTCCAGTAGGCTTCCGCATCTCAAGAAATAAAAGAACATCAGGATGGCTAATATCAAGGTAAGCAGCATAGCTACCCCTGCGAGTACGGCCTTGCCTGTAAGCAAGACTAGACGCATCATACATCTTGAGGTGGGGCATAACGCCTGTAGACTTATCGTCACTAGACCGAATACCAAAGCCAACACCCACACCACCACCCAGCATACTGAGCCAATTAGTCTCACTAAGATTATCAACTAACCCCTCTGAACTATCATGTATATAATTAAGATAACAGCTAATGGGAAGACCACGCCTAGAACGCCCATATGATAATATAGGAGTCGAATAACTGAGCCAATGCTGGCTAGAATAGTCGTAAAGACGTTGAGCATGATCTTCATTACTTGCAAACTCCTCACTTACCTTGGCGAATCTGTCTTGTGGACTCACCTCATTCTCTGTCATGTATGATTCCTTCAGCCTGTTAAAACCTAGGGTATCGATTAAGATGTCACGGTTATAATCAATTTTAATCATTACAGTCTACTGGCCTTAAATCAAATAGTTTAATGTTTCTTGCTACTCTGCGTCTTAACAGAGATATAAGTTCTTCTGACTCGATGTCAAGTATATCTATGATTTCATAAGCATCATAGGCTTGACTCAAGTCATGTACTTGTTCATCAGAAAGTGTGTCCATTGTCCTCTTCTCCAATATAGAACACAGGAGATCTACCACTGAACGCTTTCCTGATCTTTTGATCTTCCCAACATGTCATCTTGTGAGAACAATATGAACAGTTAATGTTCAGTTTTTTCTTTCCTGTCTTCTTTTCTGTAACAGGACTAAAGCATCTCTCTGGTGGTTCAGGTTGATCTACTACCTCTTTCAAGGAGGCTATCTTTTTGCTAGTGTCCTCTATCTCTTTGTGCGTATAGGTGACAAGTGCACCGCTGGATTTGTCAAACGCTAGAAATGTACCAGCTTTCTTGTCAAGAGCATTTGCATAGCCACTGATCTGACTGATGTACCCAAATGGATCATCCTTTGGTAGTGTACCCTTTCTAAATTTATTCATGCTGAAACTACTTGCTGACTTAACATCAACTAGCTCACCATCTATGATAGCATCTATGTGACCTTTGATGCCATCTATCTCTATTTCTTTTTGCTCACCTTCCACAGTGTGTCCAGCTTCCTTGGCAAGAAACAATAACACTGACTCAACAATGTCACCAATGATGAACTTCAACTTGGTCTGTGGTGTAAATGGTTCAGCTTTGTCATCACCATTCATGTCATACCAAGTTGCCCTGGTGCATGGCTTACCTATGTTAGACATACGCAGGGTGGGTTTACGCTCACTGGCACTGACCCATAGTTGTTTTCTCATGGCATCTTGTATCTCTACGCCCATGACAATCAAGTTAACCTTGTTGAGATCCTTAGATCCCTTGTCTAGTAGTTCGTAGATATCTTCCACCAGGGTGTCAATCTTTTTTGTCATGGAACTCTACCTTTGCTATGTTCTTGTGAGACTTTAATTTACCGTTAGCTACTTTGTATAAACTAGAATCATCATACCCATGAATAGCAGCAAAATGATTAAGAGGCTTATCATCTACAGTAACTGTAGCTCCTGTTTTATAGGTAATTGTAAATGGACCCCTGTAACCACTATTCTTTACTCCTGATCCTAGCTCTGACATCTTCTGTCTAAATTCTTCACCGTAACTTTCCACAGGACGATAAAATCTTTTACCACCTATGTGCATATTGTAAGCATTAGCTTTGCCAAGTACATCAAGATCAAACTGTAACTTCTCCTCGTTATAGTAAAGATCACGCTTGTTCTTACACATTATGAGAATCTCAAACTTAAATGCTTTCTTACCATACTGTTCGATGTCTGGCTGCAGATGCTTAGAGCTACTGCAATAATACTTCCAATTGCTTTCACCAACACGCTTTGTCTTCTTGTGTCTGTGTAGGTGCTTACAGCCAATATAGAACTTACCAGTTTCTATATGAGTGATCTGGTAGACGAATCCAAAATGATCACTAGGATTGAACTCGCCTACCATCTCTACGTCCCAATGGCCGTATTTCTTTTTTGGCACTACCAGGGAGCCTCGTCAGACTCTTCGAAGCTGGACGACTTACCAGAGTCTTCAGTCTTGTACTCTACTGGATCTATCAGCTTCAATGCACTGAGCCTTGTGCTGATACCGTTCCT